TTAATAACTATAAGAGCAAGCAAAGAAAACTATGAAATGAAAAATATGACTGTAATAGCCAAAATAGAAAAGGCAGAAGGAAAATTAACACTTTCTTCATATAGCGGAACATCAACTAATGGAAATGACTTGGTATTTGCTGTAAGTGAGAACACTGGTGATTTAAGTGCAACATCTTCTGATACAAATATTGCAACAGTAAGCATAAATGGAAATACTATAACTGTAAAACCAACAGGAAAAACAATTGGTACAACAATTATAACTATAAAAAGCTCATCGAATATAAATTATAATGAAAAAACTGTAACCTATTTAGCAACCATTAAAAATCCTATATTTACAGGAGATTCTGGTGTTGGGTGTTATGCTGATACAAATGGAGATGGCATCCCAGATGGAATAATATTTGAAGACTTCAAAAAAGGTGGAAGTGGATTGTGGTGTGGTGAAACATATAGTGTTTCTACAATATCAAGCACCAAGAATTATTATGTAAGTGAGTCAAATTATAATGGAAAATTCGGAACAAAAAATGTTTTATCTGCAACTGGATCTGGGAGTGAAAGATTTTACGTGATGAGTTTAAATGATTATAATAATTCAACTACTGGAAAATATGAGGATTTTAAATATGTTGAGAATGGTGCATGGCATGTACCACTGCAAAATGAATGGGTAGCATTCGGAAACAGCTTTGGCATAACAAGAAATAATTATAGTAGTTTTGGTTTGAAAAATGTCTATATGGCAGTGGATTCAATGCAAAATCCAGTTAAAGTTGATATTGTAGACAATCGTATGAGCGAACCGGGTCGTACAAGTAGTACTAGATATTATTTACGTTTGGTTAGAATATTTTAATCGAAAAATAGGCGGTGCAATACTGTCTATTTTTTTACGAATGAATTTCTTTTGAATAGAAGTTGATTAATAATTAATACATAAAATTTTAAATGGGGATTATCAATTTTTTAACCTTTTTCATTGATAAATCTCCTAAAATATGATATAGTTTGCAATGAGAAATAACAACAAAATATAAGAAACAAAAGGAGAACATAATGTTATTAGCACTTTCTGGTATTACTGGAGTGGGAAAAAGTTTTTATGCAGAAGAAATTGCAAAAAAGCTTGATTTCAAAAAGGTACATACTATAAGAACAAGAACTATGAGAATAGGTGAACAAAACGGAAAAACTGGACTTTTTATGACTCATGAAGAGTTACAAAAACTCAAAGATGATGGGAAAATTGCTTACGATTTTGATGTGTTTGGTGGTATATATGCATATAAAAAAGATGAAATTTTATCTAATGAAAATTATGTGTTTGAAATGTATTATACTACTATTCAAGACTGGAAAAGAATAAGACCAGATATTGTCACTATTTATATATTGCCAAATGATATAAATGTGGCATTAGAACAAGTAAAGAAAAGAAATTTAACACCAGAGAAAGAAAACGAGAGAATTAAAGAGACAGAAGAACAATATAAAAATTTTATGAGTGATAAGAAATTACAAGATATGTTTGATTACATAATATATAATAATTATGATGAAAAATCAGAAGATGAACTTATTAAATTGATTGCAAGCAAAATGAAATCAGATAAATACTAAAAATGAAAGGATTAATATGGATATATTTTTTAAAAGTGATGAAAATTTTGACAAAATAATTGTAGACACCCTAAAAGGGAAAAAGATAGTAAAAGCAAACCAAATTACAACTGGATGGACTAACATAGTATATGAGGTTGAAACTGATGATGGAAACTATTTCTTTAGATTTCCACGTGATGAATTCTGGTCTAGAACTATTGTAAAGGACTGTGAATTTGCAGGTTACATATATAATAAAACAGATTTTAATACTAGTAAGCTAGAACTAAAATATTATAATGGTAAACCATTTAGTGTACATAAAAAAATAAAAGGCACTCCACTTGCTAAGAAAATGGATTCACTTAGTGATAAAGAAGTTGAGAATGTTGGAAATGAAATTGCAAAATTTATGTATGAATTGCATAACTTAGATTTCAATAAAGATGAAGTATTTAATACAAGAAATATTGGCTTGAAACTACCAGATTTCCTAGACGAACTTTTAAATTTGCATTTGAGTGAAGATGATATAAAATTCTGGAAAGAGAGTAAAATAGATGATAGTTGCAATAACTTGGTTCATGGTGATTTGAACCCAAGCAATGTTTTGTTAGACGACAATAATAATGTTGCGGCTATTATAGATTTCGGATTTGGTGGTTTTGGAGATAAATATGATGATATTTCTAGAATAATTGGAAGATGCCCAGAAAGATTTAAAAATGGCATTGTAAAGAGTTATGAGTCATACTCAAAAGCACCAGTCAACATGGAAATTTTAAATGATAAAATTGATAAATGGAACAATATAGATAAAGGATATATAAATTATATGAGAAGTATAGGAATATACGAATAGTTTTGGAGGTATAATTTTTGGATAGTAATAGATTATTAATAATAGATGGAAACAGCATTATGAATAGGGCTTTTTATGGAATAATGAGCTCTAAATCTTTGATGTCTGCTGATGGTAAATATACGAATGCTGTATATGGATTTTTATCAATTCTATTTAAAGATTTAGAAGATTTAAAACCAGATTATATTGCAGTTGCCTTTGATTTGAAGGCTCCAACTCACAGACACAAGATGTATAAAGAATACAAAGGTACTCGCCATGCGATGCCACAAGAACTTGCTGAGCAAATGCCTGTTATTAAAGAAGTTTTAAAAGCAATGAATATAGCAATAATCGAAAAAGAGGGCTATGAGGCAGATGACGTTATAGGAACTATTTCTAAGCAAGCATCTGATGCTGGACATTATGTTACTATTCTTTCTGGAGATAGAGATAACTTTCAACTTGCAAGTGATAAAGTTACAATTCGTATTCCTCGTACTAAAATGGGCAAGACCGAGACAGAGGATTATGATGATTCTAAGATAATCGAAGAATATGGAGTTAAACCAGTTCAGCTAATTCAAGTAAAAGGCTTGATGGGAGATACATCTGATAATATTCCAGGAGTTCCAGGAGTAGGAGAAAAGACTGCTCTAAAATTAATTAAAGAATATGAAAATATAGATAATTTGTATGAAAAATTGGAGGCTGGACAATCAGATGATATCAAAGGTGCATTAAAAACTAAACTTGAAAATAACAAGGATTTAGCAATGCTATCTAGAACTCTTGGAACTATTCTAAGAGATGCACCACTCGGAGTTAATATAGAAGATTTAAGGACTAAGGAGTGGGATAAAGAAGCAGTAACAAATAAATTTAAAGAGCTTCAATTTAATCGATTTATAGAAAGATTTGATTTGAATGGACTTGGTACACCCAAGAAAGAAGCTAAGATTGAAGATTTATTTACATTAGTAGAGTTAGATAAAAATACTTTAAAAGACGAGCTTTCAAAGATTAATGATAAATTTATTTATTATATTGAAAAAGAAAATATTGAAGATGAAAGTGCAATTATAAAAGAAACTTTTAAATCATTATATTTTTATAAAGATAAGAAGGTATTTTATGTAAAAGATTTTGAGTTAACTCCTGAAATTATTAATATCTTTGCAGACGAGAAAATAGACAAAATTAGTTATAGAACTAAACCAGACTATATTATTTTTAAAGAGCATGACTGTGAATATAATAACATAAAATATGATGCAGAGATTGCCGGATATAATCTAAACCCAACAGATAAAAACAATATTGAAGAAATGTCTAAAAAGTATTTAGACTTAGACATGGATGAATATTTAGAAAATGAATTTAATGGTACAGATAAGAAGAAGAGTGACCAGATGAATTTATTTGATAATTTGGAACAAAAAGATGATAAAGTTGACGAAAGAAGCAAATATCAGAGTGCTTTAATTTGTTATGCAATAGCAAATTTAGAAGAAGTTACAACGAAAAAGCTAGAAGAAGTAGGTTCATTAAGCTTATTTAATAATATCGAAATGCCGTTAGTACCAGTATTGGCACAAATGCAATTTAATGGAATGATGGTAGATGAAAGTGAATTAAAAGATTTTGGAGATACATTAAAAGCCCAAGTAGAAACCTTATCACATGAAATATGTGATTTAGCAGGAGAAGAATTTAATGTAAATTCTCATCAACAATTAGGAAAAATATTATTTGAAAAATTACAATTACCAGTTTATAAAAAGACTAAAAATGGCTACACAACTGATGTTGAAGTGTTAGAAAAGTTAAAAGGCCAACATCCTATTATAGAAAAAATATTGGAATACAGAACACTTGCTAAATTAAATTCTACTTATGTTGAGGGACTAATTCCTTACATAAATCCTAAAACCAAGAGAATACACTCGAGTTTCCATCAAATAATTACTGCAACAGGAAGAATAAGCAGTACAGAGCCAAATTTACAAAACATTCCTACTAGAGCAGAGCTAGGAAAGCAAATAAGAAAAGCTTTTAAACCTGCAGAAGGAAATATTTATATAGATGCAGATTATTCTCAAGTAGAATTAAGAGTGCTTGCACATATTTCACAAGATGAAAATATGATATACGCATTTAATCACGGAGAAGATATTCACAAACAGGCTGCGTCAAAGGTTTTAGGAATTCCAATTGAAGAAGTTACAAAGGAGCAAAGGTCATCTGCAAAGGCCGTAAACTTTGGAATAGTGTATGGAATAAGTGACTTTGGACTTGCAAATCAGTTAGGAGTGAGCAACAAACAAGCTAAAGAATACATTAATCAGTACCTTGAAAAATATCAAGGAATAAAACACTTCATGGATGATATAGTAGAAAGTGCAAAGGCAAAGGGATATGTAGAAACTCTTTTTGGAAGAAGAAGATATATTCCAGAAATAAAATCTTCAAATTATATGGTAAGACAATTTGGAAGTCGTGTTGCTATGAATACTCCAATACAGGGAACAGCAGCGGATATTATGAAAATTGCTATGATAAATGTAAATAAAGCATTGAAAGAAAAGCATATTAATGGTAAAATTGTACTGCAAATACATGACGAATTGTTATTAGAAGTTAGCAAAGAAGATAAACAACAGGCAAAAGAAATTCTAAAACAATGCATGGAAAATGCAATGAAATTATCGGTTCCACTAGAAGTTGAAATATCTGAGGGTGAGGACTGGTATGAAGTAAAATAAACAAAGGAGAGTAGATGTAATTTGAAAAAACAATATAAGGTTATAGTGAGTGTTCTAATTGGTATTATACTACTTATAACTATTATAAAAGTATTTAACATAAAGCAAATTATATTACAAAAAATATATCCTAAAAAGTACTCAGAATATGTAGAAAAATATGCACAAGAATTTAACGTGGATCCATTACTGATTTTTTCCATGATAAAAGCCGAAAGCAATTTTAAAGAAAAGGCTAAATCATCGAGCGGAGCTAAGGGATTAATGCAGTTAATGGAGGCCACGGCAAACGAAATTGCTGATAAAATAGATGAACCGTTGGTTGAAGAAGAAAGCTTATTAGAGCCAGAAAAAAATATAATGATTGGCACAAAATACTATTCGGAATTATTAAAAAATTTTGACGGAAATATGTTACTTGCAATCACGGCATATAATGTTGGAATGGGAAACGTAAATCAATGGATTAGAGATGGAATAATAAAAGCCGATGGGAGTGACATAGAGAACATTCCATATAAAGAAACAAATATGTATGTTAGGAAGATTATTAATAATTATAGAATGTACCAAACTATTTACGTTGAAAAATAATTACAATAATGCAAAAGGAGATTGGAAAAAAATTAAATTTTGACGAAGTTCAAAATTGTAATTATGTGCCAATCCAAGGAGGAAATAACATATGAAAAAAAAGCAAATAACAATAAGTGTATATCAAATTTTCATAGCATTGCTGGTAATAATTGCAATAATAGTAACTGTTTCGATTGTTAAGAAACATGTACCAAAAACAAATAGAATTGCGACTGGAAAGGCCAGTGATTTTAATGGTAGTGGAACGAGTGATGATCCATATAAAATAGAGAATATTGAGGACTTATTAAAATTATCAGAAAATGTAAATAGTGGAATTACATATAGCAACCAGTATTTTGAACTTACAAATAAGCTAGATTTTCAAAGTGATGAGTCATATAAAAATCCAAAAGCTAAGTATGATGACGTAAATAAGGATAGCAAAGTTGAAGATATAAAAACAGAGCTAACTACTGCAAACGGTTTTTTGCCGATTGGAGACTCAGAACATGCCTTTGAGGGAATATTTAATGGAAATGATAAAACAATAAGAAATTATTCTGTAAATATAACTCAAGGTGCAGAAAATAATGTATTAGTTGGAATATTTGGTAATAATAAAGGTAGAATAATAAATTTAAAAGTGACAGCAACAATTTCAGTGGACGAAAACATTGAAAATACTAAAGTATTAATTGGAACTATATCAGCTAAAAACTCTGGGATAATTCAGACTTGCAAAACGGAGGGAACAATAACAGCAAATATTAACGCAGAGAGTTCAAACATAGAAGTTGCTGGAATTTGCGCAGAAAATAGCGGAAAAATAATTGATACAGCAAATAGCATTGCAATTATATCAAATCAATTAAAAGCAGGAATAGTTACTTTAAATTATGTTGAAAATAATACAGAAAATAGTGGTGAAATTACAAACTGTACAAATGAAGGTAAGATTGAAGAACAAACAGGATCAAAATATTATACAGCTGGTATAGTTGCAGATAACCAAAATGGAAACATTACAAGTTGCACCAATAACGGAAAGATTGATGGAAAAATTGTTGGTGGAATAGTAGGAAAATCAACTGGATACATAGTTGCTTGTCAGAATACTGCAGAAATAAGTAACTTAAAAGAAAATTCAAATGATGAAGAATTTGCAGGTGGAATTGTTGCAATACTAGAAACAGCTACAATAGAAAATTCTAAAAATACTGGAAATGTAATTGGAAGCACTAATATTGGAGGAATAGCAGGAAAAAGTAAAGGAACAATTACACAATGCCGAAATGATGGACAAGTATCTAAAGTTGCAGGAGTTATATGTAAAACTGTAAATTTAGGTGGAATAGTCGGAAAAAATGGTGAAGCAGCTAGATTATCAAATTCAAAAAATTATGGAAATGTAAATTCCGAAACAGATACTTTGGTTAATCTAGGAGGAATTTGCGGAATTTTGTATAATAATAGTATAGTAGAACTTTGTGAAAATAATGGAGCTATAAGTGGTTCTGGAAAAGAAATTATACCAAATGAAGATACAAACACTAACTGTGCATCTTGTACAAGCAATAATGGTGGAAGTGCTTCAACAGACGACTTTGGACAATTAAACATTGGAATCATTTATGGAAAATACCAAGAAATATAAATTATTAAAGAAGGGAAGATGATATTTATGGCTATATTAGTTACAGGAGGTGCTGGCTTTATTGGAAGCCACACAGCAGTCGAGTTATTAAATTCAGGAAAGGATATTGTTATAGTAGATAATTTTTCTAACAGTAAGCCAAAGGCTTTAGAAGCTATTAAGAAAATTACTGGAAAAGATTTTAAATTTTATGAAATAAATTATTTGGATAGAGAAAAGTTAGAAAAGGTATTCGAAGAAAATGATATTGAGGCAGTTCTAAACTTTGCAGGTTATAAATCTGTTGGAGAGTCTGTTAGAAAGCCATTAGAATATTATGATAACAACATTTCTGGATGTCTTGTATTATTAGAAACAATGCAAAAATATGGAGTAAAGAAATTCGTATTCAGCTCATCTGCAACAGTATATGGAGAGCCAGAAAGAATTCCGCTAACAGAAGATTGTAAAACTGGTGGAACAACAAATCCATATGGAACATCAAAATTATTCATAGAGCAAATACTTAAAGATTTATATGCATCAGATAATACATGGGATATTTGTATATTAAGATATTTCAATCCAGTAGGGGCTCATGAAAGCGGATTAATTGGAGAAGAACCACAGGGAATACCAAACAATTTAATGCCATATGTTGTAAGAGTTGCATCAGGAGAATTAAAAGAATTATCTATATTTGGAAATGATTACGATACTCCAGATGGAACAGGTGTTAGAGACTATATTCATGTTGTAGATTTAGCAAAAGGACATTTAGCAGCACTAAATAAACTAGATAAAGAAGGAAAAGGCTTGTATATTTATAATCTTGGAACAGGAACTGGATACAGTGTTTTAGATATGGTGAAATCTTTCGAAGAAATTACTGGAAAGAAAGTTCCATATAAAATAACACAAAGAAGACCAGGGGATATTGCAACATGCTATTCAGACACTAAAAAAGCAAAAGAAGAACTTGGTTGGGAAGCAAAAAAAGGAATAAAAGAAATGTGTGAAGATTCTTGGAACTTCATACAGAAGAATAAGTAATATGTAAGAAAAACATATTAAAGAGGTAATAATCTACTTAAGAAAAAAGTACGGGTTCTAAAACGCACAAATAAATCAAGTATTAAAGGAGTAATGTATATGCATAGTCAAATGCTTACATCTAGGCTTGGAGCAGAATTAATAAGTTACAAGCTAGATGGCATAGAAAAAATACACCAAGGACAAGATTGCATAGATGAGAATGGGAGAGTCTACTGGAAACGTCATTTTCCAGTACTATTTCCAATTGTGGGAAAGTTAAAACAAAACAAGACAATTATAAATGGCAGGACATATGAAATGGGACAACATGGATTTGCTAGAGACATGGAGTTTGAACCTGTTACAAAATTGGATAATTTTCACTCATATGTTTTAAAAAGTAATCCCAGCACTTTTGTAAAATATCCATTCGATTTTTCTTTATATGTAACATATAGAACCGATGAAAACAAACTTACAACAATGTATAAAGTTGTAAATGAAGGCGATAACAATATGACATTTGGAATAGGCGGACATCCGGCTTTCAAAATAGATCAACGAGATTTATACAGTGATGAATACTATTTGGAATTCGAAGAAGATGAGAATAAAATACATTTCTTATATCTTGTTGATGGTTTGATTGGAACAGAATATGCCAGAAATATAATGCAAGATTTAAGAAGAATACCAATAAATCAAGATTCTTTCAAGAATGATGCTATAATAATGAAAGGTTTGACTTCCCATAGAGTTAGCCTAAAAAAGAAGACTGGAAACAAAACATTGTTAACAATGGACTTTGAAGGATTTCCATATTTAGCTGTATGGTCAAAACCAGGTGCACCATTTATTTGCTTAGAACCATGGTACACAACAGCAGATGCAATAAAATCGACTGGTGTATTTACGCAAAAGACAGACATGTTAACATTAGCACCAAGAAAAGAGTTTGAATGTAAATATACTGTTGAATTCTTTAACTAGTAGTTGAAAAAATAACTGAGAAGAACTATAAGAAAGGGATTTTATCAAAATGGCCAAAATTATATTTATAATTATTGAATTAATTGTTCTTGGAATTTCTGTAATAATGATATATGATGCTAGAAAGATAGCAACAAAAACATTTAGCTCAAATGAGACAAACGAAACAACGAAAGTATTGAAAATAGTTGGTTTTATTGCTCTAATAATAAGCTTACTAATGATATATATTACGAAAATAAAAATGTGAGAAATAAAATATTGATACTCTTTAGCAAATAAAATGTGAAACAAAATTAATGAAAAAATTCAAAAATGTTTCACATTTTTAATTTTTGTGATATAATATAAATGTGAAACAAAATCAATAAAAAATTGAAGAAATGTTTCACATTTTTAAGGAGGAATATCATGGAAGAAAAAATCGAAATTATGAATCTTCTTCAAAATAAACAATTGCTTGAACATGAATTACAATCGCTTGCATATGGTTCAGTTGAAATAAGAGAAAACGATTCAAATAAATATATTTATGTACATTATAGAGAAGATGGAGTCGTTTTAACTAAATATGTTGGAGAATATTCAGATGAATTATATAATTTAGTATTAAATAATAGTATTAAAGCGAAAGAATTGAAAAAACAAATAAAAGAAATAAACAAAAAATTAACACAATTAAATTATATAGAAGAAGAACTTTCAGAAAAAGTAAAACAAAATATAGATTTTGCTAAAAGACATTTGGCAGATACAATTTATAAACAACCAATATTAGAAGGTGTTGCAACTACCTTTGCGGATACAGAAAGTATTATTGAAGGTGGAAAAGTAAATAATATGACATCAGAAGATATTATGAAAATAGTAAATCTAAAACATGTTTGGGAATTTATATTAAATAAGAATGTAATACTAAGTGATACCAATTTTGCTTTATTATGTGAAATAAATAAAATGGTAGAAGAAGGCTTTTACTATTCAGCAGGAAAAGTTAGAAGTGTTCCTGTTGCAATAGGAGGAACAACATGGAAACCAGAATTACCAATTGAAAGTGTTATAAAAGAAGAATTAGAAAAAATTTTTAATGATAAAATGGATGATATAGATAGAGCAATAGAGCTTATACTATATACAATGAAAAAGCAAATATTTATTGATGGAAATAAAAGAACAGCAGTAATTTTTAGTAACCACTATTTAATTTCAAAAGGAAAAGGTATTATAGCAATTCCAGCAGAACTAGCAGAAGAATTTAAAAATTTACTTATTCCATATTACGAAGGAAAAGATGAAAAGAAAATAAAAAAATTTATAAAGGAAAAGTGTTATATTAATATATAAGGAAACTAATAAAATCAATGGAATTTATTTAATTCTATTGATTTTTCTGTATAAAATATGTTATTATAGTAACATAATAATTAAAAGCGAAGAACAAGAGGAGTAAGTTTGGAACATCTATCCAGAGAAAAGAAGAAAAATGCTGAGATCTTCTTATAGAAAGTTAAACTGAATGTAGCTTGGGAGCTGATATATAGAAATAATAGTAAATATATCCGTGTAGTTTACGTTACAAAACAAATGAGATGTATATTTTATAGAAAGTATACAAATAAGGTGGTACCGCGAGAAATATTCTTGCCCTTAACTAAATTTAGGTTAAGTGGCAATTTTTTGTTTTATATGAAAAATGCTACTGTAACTAAAAAACAAAATATTTAAAGAAGGGATGATGTTTTATGAGTAAACACGAACTAGAAGGAAAATTTAATCCAAAAGATTTTGAAGATGAAATTTATGAGAATTGGGAGAAGAAAGGCTATTTTAAACCTAGCAACGACAAGTCTAAAAAGCCATATACAATAGTAATTCCACCACCAAACATTACTGGTAGATTACACATGGGACATGCTTTAGATGAGACATTGCAAGATATATTAATTAGATATAAGAGAATGGCTGGATTTAATGCTCTTTGGGTTCCAGGAACAGACCATGCTTCTATTGCAACAGAGGCTAAGATTGTTGCTAAATTAAAAGAAGAAGGAATTACTAAGGAAGATTTAGGTAGAGAAGAATTCTTAAAAAGAGCTTGGGACTGGAAAAAGGAGTACGGTGGAATAATCACAAAGCAAATTAGAAAACTTGGAAGTTCTTGCGATTGGTCAAGAGAAAGATTTACTCTAGATGAAGGGCTTTCTAATGCTGTTCAAACCGTATTTATCAATTTGTATAATAAAGGACTAATATACAGAGGCGAAAGAATGATAAACTGGTGCCCAACTTGTCATACATCAATTTCAGATTCAGAAGTCGAATATGAGCAAGAACCTACACATTTGTGGCATATTAAATATCCAATAAAGGGGGAAGAAGGAAAATATTTAATAGTTGCTACAACAAGACCAGAGACAATGCTAGGAGATACTGGTGTTGCAGTAAATCCAAATGATGAAAGATATAAGGCTTACATTGGAAAGACAGTTGTGCTTCCAATAGTGGGAAGAGAAATTCCAATAATTCCGGCAGATTTCGTTGAGACGGAGTTCGGAACAGGTGCGGTAAAGCTTACTCCTGCACATGACGTAAACGATTATCAAGCAGGACTAGATAATAATCTAGAAATGATAAAAGTATTTGATGAAAATGGAATAATGAATGATATAGTTCCTGAATTTGCTGGATTAGATATATATGAAGCAAGAAAACGTATAGTAGAGAAATTAAAAGAAATTTGCAAGACATATATGGATGAAATTGGTTTAATTGATGAACCTGATTATTTAGAACTTGAATATTTTGGATAATATGAAATGAGGATTTAGAAGGGATAAGGTAGTAAAGATGGAATTTATACCAACGAATGAATATATTAGAGTTTCTTTACAGGAAGGACTTAACGCTTTGCAAATAGGTCGAGTTGACAAATTATTTTCTGATGGATTGGACGACTATGAATATATTTATTTTGATAAAGAAAAAGGATTTTGTTATGAGGATAATTGTGTGATTGGAAGTACATTTGACCAAACATTAGATAGATTACATTCTGTCGGATGGTGTTTTAAACATAACTTTTTCATAAAAAATCCAATGAAACGATGATTTCAAGTCCTTTTCATAGGACACGAAACATGGTATAATTAAAGAAAAACGGAGGTAATTATTATGGGAGAATTAATCGGATTTATATTGACAATGGCTATTTATTTTTGGTTGTGTAGTTTAGGAAACAAACCAAAAAATAACCAGAAGTTTGGCGATGGGAAAAGTCGTTATGACTTTAAAAACTATGTTGACAACAAGGTAGATAAATATAAATAGAAAGGTGGTTGGTGGATATGTTATTAGAATTATTGGGATTATTAGGATTAAAAGGTGTTGCAAGCGTAGGACGTGCAGTTGAAGATATGCAATCAAAAAAGAATTCAGCATGTATTGATGCAAACGGAAATATTTGTTCAGTTGGTAGAACTGGCAAATACTACATAAATGGGGAAGAGACATACAGATGGACAGAGTATGATAAATATGGAAATCAACATAATATGAATATAGGCGTAAATAGCGGTAAAGTTTATACTGATTCTTTTGATGAACGAATGCGTCAAGAAAATAACAAGGCAAAAGAGGAAAAAGTTCGTGCAATAAAAAGTGGCAGACCAACTTATGACAAATACAACCCAATGACTCAAAGGGTGATGGCTACAGAAGTTACAACAGACAAAGTAATTGTTTGTTTTGGAGAATTTTTTAATAAAAAAACTAAAACAACATCTTACAGAAAGTGGTATTTACAACCAGGGCAAAATAAATACAATTGTCAATCACCTGCTCCAGGAGATCGAGGAATTGAAATAACGGAAAAAGAATATAAAAAGTTGCATGATGATCGTCATGATTTAGAAGGAATTCCAAGTGGAGAGGTTTTAAATGAACTATGGGGGACTACATGTTTTCATTAGATTGGAGTGATTAAAATGAATAAGCAGCGAAGAGAAAAGAAGACAACTCAAAGTAAAATTTCATGATGTGCAAATCGAATTGCAACAATTGTCAAGTGAATTATCGTCTATATTAATGGTATAAAATGGAAATAAAAATAGGAGGAGATTGGAATGATTAGAAAAACAGAATTCAAAGGAAAAACTTTAATATTTCAGGATTTATATTTTAATGATTTTTGCAGATTATTGAAAAGGAATAATGTAAATTTTAAAATATTAAACGATGGTAAAAGAGAAGATGGTTATACAGATTATGATACCTGTACTTATAATTATGAGCAAACTCAAAAATATGCATATTCATTTAAGACATTTGGTTTCATTGATGAAGATGATGAAGTCACTTGTATAAGCGAAGAAAAACTCTCATATGATGAGGTAATGGAGTTAATAGACAAATATAATACGGATAATTTAAACTTGGAAATTGTATGCAAATTTGGATTTAAGGGATTTTTAAAATGTTTTGAAGCTACACATAAATCATTACCTTTAGGGCGTCTAGTTGGTCACTATTTTATCGAAGAAAAAGAATATAACTCTATAAGATATGAAGTTAAAGATTTTGAAAGATTTGGGAATTGCATAACTGGAACAGCATATCAAGGAGAGGGGTCATATAATTTTAGAATAACTGAATGTAAATATGAAAATGAGAACGATAAAAAACAGTATTATTATGTAATTACAACGAAGAATGAAAGTAGACTATTGAATAAAGAAAATTTTTTAAAAATTGTGTATTGTAACTAATTGTTTATAATTTTAATTTTTGTAAAAAGGAGAGATGATTATGCGAAAATCAATTGAAAATTTAATGGGTGTTTCAAAGGATAATTATCCAGGACTTCCAATAGAGCTAAATGAATTTAATTATTATTTTTATGATGGAGAGACAGGACATGTAATTATGGCAATTCCTGAATGTTTTTTAGATGAAGCGGAAAAAGATGGTGACTTAGATGAATATGAATGCCCTGTTCCAGTAAAATTTATATTAGAAAAAGGATATAAAATTTACAAGGAACATGTTATTTGTGATGTAAATTATGATATCAATGTAGGTCTTATTGTCGATGAGAAATATTTTGAGATTTGAAATTGAAATAATAGATTCATTGGAAGATTGGAGGTTAAATTATGTTTGAATGGAATGTAGAAGATTTGAAGTTGCTGAATCATGGAAACAGTATAATATTTGGAAAAGAAAAAATATATAATTGTGAGCATGATATAACAAGAGAAGATAAAATTACATTTGTTGATAAAATACAAGATAACAAGTTAAGCTATATCTTAGCGTTGTCAGAGAAATTCGAAAAAGATAAAGAAGATGTGCCGACTGATAATTGGGGAGATGTAAAAACAGTATCACTCAAAGCATGGATCAAAAGAAATGATAAGAGAAATTTAATTGATAATTCATACCAATACGGAAGCATTCGTTTTATGGGTGGAAGAAATATTCGATATATTAATAGAAAAGGTGCATATGATACCTATGAAGATTATGTTGATGAAGTCTTCCATCGCCAGTTAAAAGAATGTGAAAATTTAGAACATAAATATTTTTTAGAACATGATGAATATTCTATATTAAAACAGAAATTCAGAGACAGAAACTATAGTACAACATTTGGGGTGAATATTGGTTCTTGTAGCGATGGAAGTATCTTTATATATGATACTAATGATAGTAGTAAAAGAAGAGACATTACTATTGAAGAATTAAAATATTTACTTGAAAAATATGAAGAGTTGGATGAGCTTGTAAGAAAAATAACCGCTGAGACAAATATTAGGTATTAAAAAGCCAAGTAAACCAAGTTTTCTTTTGGAATTGAAAGGAGGCTATAATGGAACATATTCTTATAAATTATGAAGATAAATGCAAAATTGTACTCAACTCAGATTGTGAAGTAATAGATATTGCATGTTCTCTTCCAATTATGGGAGAAGGAAACAATCGAATAGTATATGATTTAGGGGATAAAGTTCTAAAAGTAGCGAAATCCAGCATCGGATCATTTTACAATAGAAACGAATATAATCTATGGAAATATCTTAAAAATAAATCGAAAAAAATAAAAATAAATGAGATATTTGAAATTGATGATAATGCTTATTGGTATGTGGCAGAAAAAGTTCAAACAGGTAATAATGACGCAATGGACAAAGCCTTAAATTTTATCAGTTGGTTAGATTATTCAGATAATGCTGGTTATGATAAAAATGGAAAATTAACTATTGTTGATGCAGAAGAAGTGAGAATAAATGATTTGAAATATTTATTAGAAAACGGAATGATATAAAGAAATCTAAGTTTCAAAATAATTAGAATTGGAGCATAAGAGATGAAAGTAAAAGTGGATTTTACCCCATACTATGAATGGTATGCAAAATGGATTGATTGGAAAAAAGTATCTGTTAATGATTTTGTAAATGAAAAAGTTGAAAATCCGTTTAGTATGTTGGATGAATGGCTTGATATTATTTCTATAAAACCAACCCAAAATGATATTGGGAAAGAAATATACTATTCTTTGAATGCGTTACAACGTAATGAAATTACATACGATACTTATCTTGAAGGATGCGTGATAAAGAAAGGTGTAATCACGGATATTTCGGAAAATATATTGCAAATTGATAACAAAGATTATATTTATTCCCAATATAATACAGTTTTATTTGATAAACCAGAATATTGTATTTTATATCTTCATTATGATGGCACGAATATATTTGAAGGGAATGAATTGTTACCTATGTTTAATGAAGATTTATATATAGTTGAAATTTAACTTTCCTTGGATGATTGGAGGTAATGATATGACAAAAAGTCAAATAGAAAAATTCGCAGTAGATTATTCTTCTTATCCTACAGACTGTGTGGAAGAAGTATTAAAGGTTACTAATTTCGATAAAGATGTGGCGAGAGAAATTTTAGATGACAAAGAGAAAACATTAGCAATTTGGCAGAATGGAACAATAATGATTGATGGAGTAACACTTTGTTGTGGATATGATTTCGCAGAAGATGCTTTTAACAAAAAGATGAATATTGGTTATTGTCCGATTTGTGGAAGAAAAATTGTAATTAAGAAGCCAATGAAAGAATGATTTCTTGGTAAATAGAATGGAGATGATTAAATGGCGAGAAAGAAAGTAAATAAAGAATTAACCATAGAAAAACAGTTGCAACAAGAAAGAGAAAATGGATTAAGTTTTATTAAAGATGAAGTACCACATCTGAATGAGCCAACTTATAGGTTTGAAGTAGGAGATAAGGTAAAATATGGTGCATTAAAGGATTGTACAGTAAAAGAAGTGTTATATAATGGAAGGGTGTACGGATTACATTGTATTTCTACTGAAGAAAATTATGGAAATCCTTATGATAGAGAAGTATATAGAGTTGCTGGATGGACTAGCGTTAGACCACTTACTAATGGAAATTCAAGGTTTAGTAAAAACCAGGATGTAAAAATCAATTTTGTCAATTCAATGATTGAGTCTCTTATCCATAAATATTATGCATTTGGAGTAGATATGAATCCTGAATATCAGAGAGGATATGTATGGGAGTTAGAAGATAAACAGTTACTTATAGATAGTATATTTAATAATATTGATATAGGTAAATTTGCTTTTATTCATTTGGATGATAAGAAATGGGCTGAGACAGGTAATGGATATGAAATACTTGATGGAAAGCAGAGATTAAGCACAATTATTGATTTTTATGAGAATAGATTTCCATATAACGGAGTTTATTACAATGACTTATCGGCTAAAGATAAGAATGTTTTCTTAAACCATTATATTGTGCAAGGAGAAGTAAGAGAAGCAGATAGAAAGGCAGTATTAAAATATTTCTTAATGCTCAATAGAACTGGAAAGTCAATGGATCAGTCACAGCTTGATAAGGTTGAGAAGATGTTGGAAGAATAACCCAAAGAAAAATTGCTTTCAAGCGGAAGAGGTGAATAATAATGAAAGATTTATGTATATTAACAAAAAAAGAAAAATTAGAATTAGAAAGTATTGTAGAAATTTTATTATCTGTTCATCTTGATTTTGAATCCGCTACAAATCCAGACGAAGATAATGATGATTTATGTCAAAATGTAGAGGAAGTAAGAGAACGCATGGAATATGATATGCGGTATTTAGAGAAGGCAGAAACTGTTTTGCGTAAAATTTTACTTTGTAAAGAATTTGATGAATCTGTTTCTGTGCGTGATTTTGAATTATCTAAATAAAATAGAAAACAGTATCGAGAATTATGTCAAATATTATGAACATTAGAAGCAGAAATTAACTGCTTCTTTTTTGTTGCAAAAAATGAGGTGATGAAAATGTGCAAAAGACATGACAATACAGATAGATCAAGTGAATTTATTTGTCTTAGATGTCTTAGTAAAAATCAAGTTGGCGATAAAATGCGTAGACCGAACATGAGAGAAAAAGACCATGTAAAAAACTTGTGTTGTTTATGCACAAAGTTGCAAATGAGAACTAAAAATCTTGAAGTTAGGTGGTGCGATGATTTTGATGAGCGTATGGAATACGCAAAGAAAATTAAGTCAAAATATTATGATAAAAATAATAAATTGTTACCCGAATGGCAAACAGAGAATATGTATGTAGGAAAGTGAGGTTATTTAATATGGCACAGAAAAGAAATTACACAACAAAGAAAAAGGGAAAAACGGAAGTGCAACCATTTTGGAACATGTCAGACATTAAGAATGTTGTTGAATGGTTTGAAAAGAATAACGAATGGGATGGATATCTTATTACATTATTAGAACTACTTCTTGGTAGACGAATTGGTGATACAGTAATGATGAAGTGGTCGGATCTGTATTATGAGAACGGAAATCGTAAGAATGAGATTGACACAATAGAGGAACAGAAAACAGGAAAGATCACTAATCTTCCTGTGAGTAATATGGTATGGGAAGCTGTTGATAATTATTTGTCGCACGTCAAAATTGATCCAATGGAACATTACAATGAATATATCTTTCAGTATCAGCCTAAGACAGATTGGATTAATAGATGTACATTGGATGTATATTCTGAGAATAGTATAGATGCATGGTGCAGAGTGTTAAATAAAGACTTTTCTGATAGGCGAAAGGAAAAGATATTTAATGATTTTCATAAGCAGAAGAAATATTCATCATTGGGAGATTACCTTTATTATGAAGTTGAATATAATGATGTGGTTAAGTGGCAAACGGATGATTATAGAAAGAAACTGAAGAAGGCGGCAGAAGACGCTGATATCCAATATGTTGTAAGTACACATAGTTTAAGGAAATCGTGGGGGTACTGGATACACAAAACACATCCGTTTGACCCTGATTGTATGTTATCTCTTCAGAAAATGTTTAATCATAGTGATTTACAAACAACAATGAATTATATCGGCTTGACGGAAGAGAAAAATCGACAGCTAATAAATGATCATGGGGAGTTCATTCATAATGTATTGGCTGGAAAGGGAGATGAGATAGTTAGAAATATGCCAGTTATCTCACTAAAGTCTGATGATTTTGGAAAAATCATTCGAATGCTTACAGATGATGTAGACAAGTATCAGAAGGCAATTGATATGGCTAATAAATTGAGAGTAATGTAATTATGTAAAGGACGGTACTATTCAGTATCGTCCTTCATTTCAGATATTAATTTATAATATCTAGTCAATCTTTCTTTTTGCTTATATAGGTGGGCATAATCACTTAAAAGAGAAACTATAAGATTACTCATTGAACGATTTTCTTTTTGAGCGATTATACCTATTTCATTTTTTAAATCTTTTGGAATAGCAAAAGACATAGTTGTGTTTTTTTCTGATAGTTGTCCTCTTGGCATTTTAAATACCTCCTTTATGATGATTATTATAAGGTATATATAAACCCAATGTCAACTTTTTATAGAAATTTATATAAAGCTATTGACAAGTTTATATAAACCATATATAATGCAAAGTATCAAAGGTACATAAGAGGAAGGAGGAATGCATATATGGAAATTAATACTTTCGATATCGTAAAAGTGGATTTTGGTGATGCTAATTTTGCTGGTGAACAAGGAGGTATTCGCCCAGCAGTAGTAATACAGAATTATTATGGTAATTTATACTCTGATACTACTATTGTGATCCCGTTCACAACAAAAATCAAACATATTCATCAACCAACACATTCCTTCTTTTATAAAGATGAAGAAGGTAAGGGATTGATAAAGGATTCAATGTTGCTTGGAGAGTGTGTTAGACAGGTTTCTAAGCAAAGAATTATTCAAAAGCTGGGAGTAATAACCAAGTTTCAGGAAAAGAAAAAAGTAAAGGCAGTATATGATGCCAACTTTGGCATTTTAGAGGAGGATTGATAGGTATGAAAGAATATGTAGTTATGAGTCTTGAAGAAGCAAAGAAGGTTGCTAAAAAAGATGCAGTTGTTCTTGTATCTAAACAGGATCTTGAAAATCCTGATTGTAATATTGGGTTTAAAAAGAAAAAGTTTGGAGAATGCCATAACATTCTTGAAGAAGCTGCTACAATTGCTAAACTGTGTGATGATTTCTCGGCACAATTGAAGGTATTTTCAGATTTACAGGAGAGTGTACCAAAAGGATATTTGCATACAATACTATATAAAAAATAAAATAAACTATCGAACATATATTTTGAAAAAATATTGACAAGAATGTATGTTCGGTGTATGATATAAAATATAAAAAATAAGATAGAAGCAAGTGATTCAAACGATGCTGGGAACATCTTTCTGCTTTGCTTCTATCTTTGCGATTATTAGGTAGGGATATATTACCCCTGACACTATTTTACATATAAATTATATTTTTTTCAAGTTCAAAGTGGTATTTTCTACCTAATTTCACACAAAAACTTAACAATTGAATATGTTGCTTTAACTTTTTTGAAAAATCAAAAGGTTTATTAAGGTACGCAAATTTAAGAAAGGATATGATGAAATGTTTATATTAACAGACGGAAAAAATTACGTAATGGAAAATCCAATGAAGATTGGAGATTATCTAGCAACAACATCACCTATACAAGCAAAGCAATTTTCTTATAAGCAAGCTAGAAACTTAGTTCAGAAAAGCAGAAAGAAGTATTCTTGGATTAAAAAATTTCAGCTTGTGGATGTGGATAGTGGTGAGGAATCAAGCAAATCTCTTAATTATAAGGGAAATGCGGATGTATATGTGGATGAAAACATAAAATTCGATGATTCGATTTTGGATAAGATTGTAAAAGAGTCAAATTCAATTATTGGATTAGCTGGCTGGAATCTCCAACAGCTTAATACATATGAAAATCTATTAAATACACAACTTAGTATGTGTGATAGTGCTGAAAGCGATATAAAACATGCTCTTGAAAAGTATAAAGAAGATAACAATGGAAAAAAGCCACAAGCGCATAAAGCAGCGAAAATTGGTTATCTGCTTGATGACATTAGAGACAGACACAAAAGAATAAAATACTGTATTAGATGCGTAAAGGTTATGCGAGACGCTGTTACATATCAGTATAGTATTAGTAAGATTAAATTCGAGTTAAGCAAGGTTAGTAACGGAGAATATAAGGGTAGAACCGAATATTGGAAAATAGCTTTGGAAATATTAGAGGATTGAACGTGTGAATAAAAACGAATAAGGCAGGTGCATGAAATGAAAGAGAAAATATTACGTGAAAAGTTAAAAAATCTTTCCACTCAACAAATGGAATGGATTAATGAATATTGTGAAAATGATATGTCGAAGTTAAAAAAGATTAGTTATAATGCTTTTTTTAGATATGGTATTCCAAATTACGAACAGGACGAGTTATATGATGATGCACTGAATGTTCTAATGGAAAGTGTTATCTCATTTGATTCAAATAAAGGGGCAAATTTTTTAACCTATCTTACTAACAATATCAAAAAATCTGTTATTGACTGGTATAGAGACAACTATCAGAGATGCAAAAGAAAAAATTTATTAACTGATAAAAATGGAAAGATTGTAAAAGTTGATAAAGATGGAAATATAACAGATGATGATAAAGGGAAGCCAATTATTATTCCAGATACTTCATTTGATACACCTTCCGAAGAAGATAACGACTTAATAGAAAAAGTAGCTTCAGATTTTAATGTAGAAGATAGTAGTGAGTTTGATTTTAGTAGTGATGAAAAAGTAGAAGAATTTCTTATATCGCTTCCAACAATACCAAGAAAAATACTTGAATTGAAAATGGAAGGGGTTGATGTTGAAACAATAAAACAAAAGCTTGATATTACTGACTCAGAATACTCAAGAAATATGAAAATTATAAAGAGTAATGAAAAATTAGAACTTTTTACAAAGACAACAAAGTACAAGGAGGATACAGAAATGAATATTATGCCAATGGATGTGACAGATAGCTACAGGATGGACAAGTACCCGCTTGGTACTTTGTTAGACGAAAAAAGAGATAAAAAAATTAACTGTCAATATATATTACAAAGAAAAGCTTTTCAGTGGACGAAGAAACAGAAAAACAAATTCTTAACACGAATTCTTAACAATCAACCTATTCCAGAAATTGTTATTTGTGAACAGATAATAGGAGATAAAAAGAAACGTCATTTGATTGATGGATTGCAGCGCTTATCTTATGCATCTCAGTTTAGAGCAAAAGGAAGTGTAATAGAAGAGGAAGGAGCAGAATTTCCAGATATATATTACACAGAATATGTTATAGATGAAAATGGAGAATATGTACTTGATGAAGATGGAGATCCAAAAGTGGAAAAGAAAGTATTTAATGTCATTGGAAAAAAATTTGATCAATTGCCAAAATTTCTTCAAGAAAGATTTAATAAATTCAATGTGAATGTAACAACATTCTTTAATTGCACTGATGAACAGATAGCATATCACATAAGAAACTATAATAATCAAGCCCCAATGAACAATAATCAGTATGACATGACTTGTATGAATCCAGAGTTTGCAGGGATGATTAAAAATATTTCACAAAATAACTTATTTTTCAAGGATAAATATGGTAAATTTACTAATTCAAACGATGTAAAAGGTGCAATTGATAGACTTGTAGCTGAGTGTATTATGAGTATTAACTTCCTTGATTCATGGAAGGATAAAACTGATTTGTTATTCTCATATATTGAAGAATATGCAACAAAAAATATGTTTGATTCGTTGTCAGGTTTATTTACAAGACTTTGTAATATAGTAACCAAAGAAACAAAAGAATTATTTAATACTTCCAATACAACTGCATGGATTGCTGTGTTTGAAAAATTTACTAGGTCTGGATTGAACGATAATAAATTTGCTGAGTTTCTTGAATATTTTATAAAAAATATGGATGTTTTAAAGTATAATGGAGAATATTTTAACAAAATTTATAAGGATAGACATCCTAAGAATAAAGGAATTATTACATCAAAGATTGATGGTTTGATTGCTTTTATGAATGAATTTTTACATATTGATACAATAGAAGAAAATAACACAGAATTAGAGAATACATATATAGAAGAAAATAAACAAAACAATACGGAAGAAACTATCCTTTCCTTTGTTCAGGAAAATGCAAATCCTAACGCTACAGAAGAGGATATTGAGTTTTATAGAGATATGGTTGAAGATTGTGTAAGGGTGGACGAGCCTGTATATCAGCAGTGTGAAAGAGCTGTCATTGCTATTATGGCTTATGCTTGTACGAAAGAACAGCATGAAGAATTTGAAAAGTGGATTCAAAAGTATAAGAATCAGACAAATTTTAGTCCTTCACAGAAAACAAACTTTACATATATGAAAAACAGTTTTGATAAATATATTCAGAAAGGAGCAACGGCGTAATTATGAAGAAGATTAAATTATCAGAAATTATTATCACAGAGGCTTTTGCAAATTCACATCCATCAGATCAGAAGGTTCAAAAATATAGAAAGGAATTTGCGAAAACAGGTAAGCAGAGCAAGTTCTTAGTTATCAATAAATATAATGTGCTTATGGATGGATATATTCAGTATCTTATTTTAAAAGAAAACGGAATTGAAGAAGCTGAATATATAAGAACTAGAAAAAGACATTGTAATAATTACAGGTATGAAAATACTACATATATTTTTGGTAAGCATCCAAATTGTGATAAAGAGTTTGTTTGGAGAATACCCAAATACTCAAAAGAATGGAATATGTTTAAAAATAATATTCAGGTTGGTAACAAGATTTTTTGTTATACAAGATATGGTGTTAAGCCTGTAATTGTAACAAGAGTTGAGAAGCTAAAAGAGTGTCCAACTGATTTGAGGGTTAAAAAGGTTGCTAAATGTAATATAAAATAATAGAGAATAAGTTAACAACAGAAATCAGAAAACATCCGATTATTCAATCAAATACATAGCTGAGTCTGGCAATTCTTATATTCTTTAGTGAGTATGGTTTTTGTTTACTATATAAAATTAATCGAAAGGAATAAAACAACAATGAAAACAATAGACAATAAATTTGAGATAGGTGAAGAATGTTATACATATGCAAGAGAAAATGTAGAAGTTATTTGTCCAATATGTAAAGGAACAAAGAAGATTCTTTACAACGGATATGAAATTCCTTGTAAACAGTGTAATTGTACAGGAAAAATTGTGACAAAACAGACCGTTGTTGAACCACATAAGGTTAGAATTAGAAGAATTAACGCTAGTATCTGGGATAATGTAACCACAATTAAATACAAAGTTGATTCTATTGGAGAATATATCAATATCAGAAACAGAGGAGAAAGTTCTTTATTTAAGACATTGGAAGAGTGTGAGCAGAAGTGTAAAGAAATTAATCAGGGTGAGAGTAGTGCTGTATTTTAGCAATAAAATTCTCTTTCTTTGGATTGTGAGGTGAAATAAGACATGGATAACAATAAAGATTTTGATGAGCTTTTATATTTATTGGATAAATATAAAGATAAAATTACAATAAAAGTTCATCATTATATTCAAGGAAATATTGATAGTGGAATTATAGGACATAGGAGTGATTACCCAGATTATGAAGACATAGAAGAAGTCGGCAAAGATAAAGATGGGAATATTGAATTATCAATTTGCGTAATAGATTAAATCCGAATAAAGTTCGATTTCATATGAAAGAGAGGTAAAAAAATATAAATGAAGCTTGGAGATATTTACATAAATAAAGAAAATAAGTCATTGATTCAGATTGACAGTTTTGCTTCACATATGGGTGATTTTTTGAAAGGACATGTTATTATATTTCGTCAAGTAGAAGAACATGGTGGGTTAATTGGTAGCATACCTAGTTTTAATGGGTATGGTTCTCAGGAAGAAATTGAATCTGAATACGAACTATTGGTTTCACAAGAGGAATTAAAAGAATATGATGATTGGAATGAAATATTTGAATTAGCAAAAACACATTAAATTTGAAGAGAGGTGAAAATAAATGAATAGTGAAAATAGGAAAAATAAAATACAGAATATGATTGCTAAAAGATTAGCAGACAATGATACTATAAATTGCTTATTTCAGATACTTTTATTAAAAGAAGAATCAAAAGATGTCCTTGAAGATCTATTTAAAAGGAACGGGTATGAGACATATACAGTTGATACAGTAGGTGGTTGCTGGAATCTAAATGATGATTGGTATGAGCTTGATAATGTGAAATCTATTGTTGAATTTTGTGGTGTATATCCTGTTGAATGGAATATTAATGATGTATTTTTACTAGAAGAACTTTATTATAACAGAGATATATACATTCAAGTATTCTGGAAAAAAGAAAACGAAGATGGAACGATTAAATATATTCCAAATAATTAACAAGAAAACTTCGTTTCATTGTAAAAAATTTCTGAGCGATTCAGCTCAATAAAATTCCCAAATTAAAAAGAGAATATAGATATGTAACCAATTAACATTCATATATAAAAATTATAGAAAAGGAGAGTAAAACAGATGAATGGATTGAGTAGTAAAGAAGTCCTCAAAAGTAGAGAGCTTCATGGAAGTAATAAGCTTCCTGAACCAAAGTTGGACAAGTGGTATGACTTCGCAAAGGAGGCATTAAGTGAGAAAATCACAATGATTCTTATTGCAATTGCAGTATTGCAGTTATTCCTTGGAGTCATGGGAGTAATGGATTTATCAGATCCAATTATGATTCTTGTTGTATTAGCAATTGTAACATGTATTGCTGTTAAAACTGGACTTGGTGTTCAAAAATCAGCAGCAGAGTTGAGAGCCAAAACATCAGTCAGGTATTGTGACGTAATTCGTGATGGCAAGGTTCAAACAATTAATAAGGATGAATTGGTAGTTGGTGATCTTGTTTGTGTAGGAATGGGACAAGAGATTTTTGCAGATGGATATCTCATTGAAGGTAAAATTTCTGTAAACAATGCAGCTATTAATGGAGAAACAAAAGAGTGTAAGAAAACACCAATTGAAGGATACGTTCATAAGAAAACTACTTCAACAGATGCTTATACGAATCAGAATTGTTTATTTGCTGGTACAACAGTAATGTCAGGTGAAGGAAAAATGATTGTTACTGATGTAGGTGTAAATACAGTAAATGGTGATACACTTGTTAAAATGCAAACACTCGAAGCACCAAAGACAGCACTTGATATTGCACTTGATAATCTGAGTGACTTCATTTCTAAGTGGGGAACAATCGCAGCCGTTATTACATTTGCGGTGCTTACAATTTCAGGAATTGTACAGGTTGGATTTGGAGAATATTTTAGCGGTGGCGTTCTGAATATTATTCAGAAAATCGCACAGAACTTCTCAGTAGCATTAACAATTATTGTAGCTGCTGTTCCCGAAGGATTGCCTCTTATTGTAAAACTTGTAACAAAACAGAATGTAAAGACAATGGAGAAATTCAATATTCTTGCTAAGAATCCTGGTAAAATTCCAGAGTTAGCATATGTTGATATTATCTGTACTGATAAGACAGGTACTCTTACGACAGGTATTATGACTCCAAAGAAGATTATTGATGGCTTTGGTAATGATGTAAATAAGGATTCAGTTCTTTGGAATAATATCAAGGCAAACATTTCTTTAAATAATAGTGCAACATTTGATTCAGAAAACAATATTACAGGTGGTAATTCAATTGATAGAGCAGTTCTTAGCCTTGTAAATCCTGAAACATATGCTGACATTCAGAAAAAATATCCAGTTAAGTTAAAGCAGGTATTTAATAGTAGCAATAAGTATTCAGCTTTTACGACAAAGGATGGAGTTACATACTATAAGGGCGCACCTGAGAAACTGATTGAGCATTGTACAAAAGTAATGGACTCAAGTGGTGAAATTGTAGAGAATAACGACAATGACACATTAAGTAATGCAATTACAGCAATGACAAGCAATGCGATGAGATGCATTGCAGTTACAATGGCAGATGGTGATTTAGTAGAGAATGAAATACCAAATGACATGACATTCCTTGGAATTATTGGTGTTGTAGATCCTGTAAGAGATGAAGTACCGAGTGCAGTAAAAACAGCACATAAGGCTGGTATTCAAGTTATTGAAATTACAGGCGATTGTATTGAGACAGCAGTTGCAGTTGCTACAGAGTGTGGAATTTACAAAGATGGAGATTTAGCACTTACAAATGATGAATTTGAAGCGATGTCAGCTGATGAAGTAAAGAGTATAATTCCTCGATTGAGAGTTATTTCAAGATGCTCACCAAACACAAAACTCAGACTTGTCACATTAGCACAAGAAATTGGAAAGTCAGTTGCAATGACAGGTGATGGTGTAAATGATAGTCCTGCTTTAAAGAGAGCTGATGTTGGTTTTGGTATGCAAGGTGGATCAGATGTTGCAAAAGAAGCTTCAGACATTGTATTGACAGATGATAATTTTGCAAGCGTAGTAAAGGCAGTAGAACTTGGAAGAACATTTATGCACAATATTATGATGTTCCTTGAATTCCAGTTACCTATCAATATTTCACTTCTAATTCTCAGCGTTATCTATCCAATGATTGCAACGGGCGCATTACTCGCATCGGTTCAGATTCTGATTGTAAATATCATTATGGATTCCCTTAATTCACTATCATTCGGTGGCGAACCTCCAAAGGATGAATACATGACAGAGAAACCTATTAAAAAGGGTTCTAGTTTATTCATCAGAGGAGCAAAGAAACGTATTGCAATAAGTACAGTAGCTTTTATTGCACTTTATGGAATTATTACATTCAGTCCTATTGCAAATATGTTTGCATCTGAAACAGAAGCTATGACAGCGAGATTCGCATTGTTATGCTTTATGGCAGTATTTAATGGATTTAATATTCGTACAGAACACATTAATTTATTCAATGGTATTGGGAAGAACAAACTGTTCTCAGCCATTGCAATCGGAATTTTTGTAATGACTTTTGCTCTTTGCAACTTTGCAGAAAATCTTATTAAGGTTACAGCTTTAGATTTCAAACATTGGGTAGTAGTTGTAATTCTAGCGTTTATGGTTATTCCAATTGATCTTATTAGAAAGATTATTGAGAAGAAAAGAGAGAATAAGTAATTGAGGAGATGAGAACATGGTAATGAGAGATAAAAGTTATAAAATAGTAGAGATTATTACTCTTATATGTTTTTCAATTAGTGTTATTACAGTATGTATTACACGCTTTATTCCATTTATTTTTCTGACATTACTCACATTCCCAATTTCTTTTAAATTATTAAAAGGGAAGGTTGACAGCCTTCCCAAGAATAAGGAGGACAAAAAATATGTCAATTAGTTTAGTTAAAGGTCAGAAGATTGACCTTACAAAATGCAATGCAGGTTTAAACAAAGTCGTATTTGGTCTTGGATGGGACACAAATAGATACGATGGTAATGCAGATTTCGATTTGGATGTATCAGCATTTTTTACTGATGATTCAGGAAAGGTAACAGGCGAACAGGATTTTGGATTTTATGGTCAGCCACAGCATCCAAGCGGAGCATTGATTTATTCTGGCGATAATAGAACAGGTGTAGGTGATGGCGATGACGAGACAATGATTGTTGAGTTAAATAAGATTCCATCTAATATTACAAAGATTAGCTTCTCAGCGACAATTTATGATGCAGAAAATCGTTTACAGAATTTTGGAATGGTTGATAATTCGTACATTAGAGCATACAACGCTGATACAAATGAGGAACTTTTCAAATATGAACTTAATGAGGATTTCTCATTAGAGACAGGTGTTATTGCAGGTGAGTTGTATCGTAAGAACGGTGAATGGAAGTTTAATGCAGTTGGTTCAGGTTACAATGGTGGTTTAGCTGCTATTGGTAGAAATTTTGGTCTTGATTTATAAAATGGAAGGAGAATATATATGTCAGTAAATTTAGTAAAAGGACAGAAAATTAATTTATCTAAGGAAGTAGCAGGTGGTCTTACAAAGATTATGGTAGGACTTGGATGGGATGCTGTTAAGAAAGGATTCTTTGGTTCTAAGCCAAACATTGATTGCGATGCTTCGGCAATTATTTTAGGAAAAGATGATAAGTATCGTACATGTGTTTATTATGGTGACAGATCAGCAGAAGACAGATGTGTGTATCATCATGGCGACAACCTCACAGGAGATGGAGACGGTGATGATGAGCAGATTACAGTTGACCTTGCGAATATTACAAATAAGGTTGAGAAGATTGTATTTGTAGTAAATATCTATGATTGTATTTCAAGAAAGCAGGATTTTGGACTTATCAAGAATGCGTACATTAGACTTGTTGATGAGTCAACTGGTAAGGAAATTTGTAAATATAATCTTTCAGATGATTATGCTGGCAAGACAGCAATGGTATTTGCAGAGGTTTATAAGAAAGACGGAGAGTGGAAATTTAACGCCATCGGTCAGGGAACAAATGATTCAAGTGTTAGCGAATTAACAAGAAGATACAAGTAGGAGGATTTAATTATGTCAGTTTCGTTAAGTAAAGGACAGAGAGTAGATTTAACAAAGGGTAGACCGTCATTAAAAAACATTCTTGTTGGACTTGGATGGGATATTAATCATTATGACGGAGAAGCAGATTTTGATCTCGATGCCTCTGTGTTTATGACAAAAGAGAATGGTAAGGTTGGCAATGACGAGGATTTCATTTTCTATGGTAATCTTGAACATAGTTCAAAGAGTGTAAAGCATATGGGAGATAACCGTACAGGTGAGGGAGATGGAGATGATGAGGTTATTAAGATTAAACTTGATAAAATCCCATCAGACTATGAGACTCTTGCTGTGACGGTCACAATTTATGATGCTGAGAGTAGACTTCAGAACTTCGGTATGGTTGGAAATGCATATGTGCGTGTAGTAGACGAAGAGACAGGCGAGGAACTTATTCGTTTTGATTTAAGTGAAGACTTCTCTACCGAGACTGCGTTAGTCGTAGCTGAAATATATAAACATAATGGCGAATGGAAGTTTAAGGCTGTAGGAAGTGGCTATAACGGTGGATTAAAGGCATTATGTAATCAGTATGGAATTGATGCAGAGTAGGAGGATTGTATGACAAATTTTATGTTTATTATAATTGTGGTAATTGTATTAATTGCACTGATTCTTTTCTTTACTCCTTTTGGTAAACAGCTTAGAGTAAAGTTTAAAGGAAGAACAGATGAAGTAATGCGCCAGGATGCACAAACACCAGAAGGTGCTAGAGATTATTACAATGTAGCCATTAGAGAAAAGGAAGATTTTTATAACAAGGCATCTGCTACATATGCTGAAATTTCAGGAAAGCGTGATACAGCAGAAAAAGACTTATATCAGGCGAATAAAGATATTATGCGTGTTACACAGCAGATTAACGCTTGTCTTGATGAAAACAAAGAAAATGAAGCAATGCAGTATGCAATGAAGAAGTCTACTTTGGAGAATAAGATTAATGTACTAAAAGATACAATCGAAGAGATGAAAGAAGCACAGGCTCACCAGAAAGACATTCGGGATCAGGCAGCCGAAGAATTGCAGAAACTTAAAGAGGAAAAGGAACAGGTTCTTTTTCAGATGGAAGCCGATAGTCAGATTATCGAACTCCATCAGAGTATGGATAGTCTTAATACGAATAATGAGAGCGATAGAATGCTTGAAAGAGTTCGTGAAGGAGCAAGAAAGACAAGAGAACGTGCAGAAGGAAGTAGAATTGCATATGATTCTAGCGCACAGGCTAATGAGAGAAGACTTGCTAATTCTGAAAGAGAGCGCAATGCTCGTCAGATCCTTGATGATATGAAGAGACAGAGAGGTAATAAGTAATGATTGTATTAAACATTGGAGTTTTCGTAATCTGTCTCGGTGTATGCTTTGGAGCAGGTTTTATTGTAGGAAAACGTAAGAAGAATAAATAATTCAAGAGTTGGTAGGTGTCATAGCCTACTGACTCTATCAATACACCATATGTAGTGATTGTAAAATACAATATATACTATATATGGTGCATGAATTGCATTAGAAAGAAACGCACATTTCTTGCGGAATTTTGGAGGTGAAAAACATGAAGATAATTGGTTGGGAAAGAAAAGGTAATGTAGTTAAATTTGCGTTGGGTGATAATCATTTAAAGGATTGGAGTGGCGATGATTGGAATGATTCTCCATATGAACATAATGCATGTACAACTCCTTTATTTGGTATTGGAAAATACTTAGAAGTTGCATTTACATATAAAACATCAATATTAGAACCATGTGATGATTATCATTATCACGGCAATTCTCCGTTTTGTATGGATGATTTTAAGGAAAGAAAAGTGCCTTTTATGATAATTGATACAACTGGTGAAGAGACGTGTTATTCAAAAGCATTACTGAACAATAAAAATACTTTTGTTTTTATGGGTGATAATGTTGATAAAATTCAATGGGATAAGCTCAATGGAACAATTATAGGACAATGAGGTGAAATAGATGAAAAATGAATTTACATTATATAGTGTAATGGATAAATCAACAGGAAAATTAGTAAGTAATCTTACAAACCCACGGCATAAATATTGGGAAACAAGAAAAATTGCTGAGAATGCGGTTAGAAAATTTATGTCAAGACGTTATAACGCTGATAGGCAGTTAGAAGTTGTAGAAATCGAATGTAAGATAAAAGTGGTAAGCGAGGTGAGAGAGTGAAGAAATATTGGGAAACAGGTGAAAAGAATGACTTTGGTAAGGAATGTTATAGATTACATTTTAGTCAATTTTATGAAGAAGATGATGAAAATGTAGTAGCTGGTTTTGTACAAGATGAGACAGATACAAACAGATTTATATACGTATCAAAAGAGCTAAATGTTGAATATGATACGTTGTTTGCAGACAGTATAGAAGATGCAAAGCATCAAATCGAAGACATGTTAATAGACCATTGGAATGATGAGATTGATTATTTAGAAAATCGAATTAAATCATTTCAAGGCGAAGAATAATCATATATAGAAATTTCTATCTTGGCGATTCAGCCAAATTTCACTGAGAAGAGAGGTAAGAAAATGATATATTGTAACAATATAGATGCAAGATATAATGGTATATATAGAAATACCTTTAATGATTTACAATACATTGATGACGGAACACATTATAATAAAGATTTTTGGGCTTTTGCATACAAGGAAGATGAGAGAGCATTAAATCTTATGTGTAAACCCGTAAAAGGTAGAATCAAAGAAGATAAATATTTTTATGAATACAAAGTAAATGGTAGAGATTTAAAAAAGAATGGTGTAACTATATATGCAAGATTATTTGCTGATACATATGAAGAAGCTGTAGAAGGATTTAACAAACTGGTTAGAACCAGAATTAGTTCTTTAAAAGATGAGATTTATAAATTGGAAGATATGCTAATTATATAATATGTAGGAGGTGAGAATTATAAAGCAAAATAGTTTTACAATTAATATTTTCTTAGATGAAGATAAAATAGATAAAGAAACAGTAATGTATCATATTTATCATGCCATTCAGAAAGAATTAAATAGTGGCAATGTAGATTATATGAACCTGATTGTAACACCAAGTAAATCGTATGGTGATTTATTTAAAGAGGACAAGCGTTAATTAGAGAATAATATAGTATAAAAAATTTTCTTAGCTTGGACATTCGTTCAAGTATTTCCAAAACAAAAATAAGTAATGAAATATTTTTTTCCTATGGTTTTAGCAGACGTGTTAATTCCATAGGATTTTACAACAAAATAATTAAGAAGAAAGGAATTAAGCAGTAACTCCTGGGTAATTATGGTTACGTAACCTCTGTAAAATAGTGTGTTTTGACAGAGAATAATAAAAAAAATAATTCTCAAGGGCTACGAGTATTAAGTTTATGTGGTGGCGTTGAAACAGGATTGTATGCGTTACAGCAGCTCGGAATACCTATAAGAGAATATCATACATATGAAATTTTGCCAGAAGCCATAGTAGTTTCTCAGTACCATTTTCCGTTTGTGGTGCATCATGGCGATTTATATGAAGCGGATTTTGAACAGTTCAAAGGATTTGATTTACTGTTGGCAGGAACTTGTTGCCAGTCACTTTCAAGAGTACGAATTGAAAGTAAAGAGGTCAATAATGGTCTTGATGGTAAGTCAGGAATTTTCTTTAAAGCAATTGAGTGTCTTAGGGCAATTCAGCCCAAATATTTCATGTTTGAAAATGTAATACCAAGTAGTGATGAAGATCTGAAGACAATGACAGAATGTATTGGTGTAGAACCTATTCTGATTGATTCAGGAAAATTTTCTGCGCAGAGTCGTGAAAGATATTATTGGACAAACATACCATTAGGTAAATTATCTGATGAATCTCCATTAGTTTTGAAAGATATTATGGAGAATAGTGTAGATGAGAAATATTTCTATAAGAAAGATTTTGAAATCTTGGATATGAGCAAACGTGTATGTGCAGAGTTAAAAGTCAATTCTATGGAAATGAATAGAAGAATTTATAATCCAGATTTTAAGTGCTGCACATTGACTTGTATAAATGGTGGATATCATGAAAAGAAAGTATTAGATAGTGGTAAACCACGAAAACTTACAGAAGTTGAATATGAAAGATTACAGGGATTGCCTGATAATTTTACAAAAATTCAGCTTAACAATCGTTGGTTATCATACTCAAAAAGATGTAGTTTGATGGGCAATGGATGGAATGAACCTACTATTGAATGGATCTTGAGTGGGTTAAGAGAATAACAGAATATTAAGTTCACAGTAAAGCGGAATTTCTTCTGAGTTTTCAGAGAATAAATACATATAAAAATAAAGAAAAGAGGTAACAAAATGAGAGAAACATTAATTGTTGTAGACATGCAGAATGATTTTATTGATGGAACACTTGGTACAAAGGAAGCACAGGCGATTGTATCAAATGTAGCAAAGAAAATTAAGGAGTACAAGGAGCGTGGAGATAAAATTTATGTAACTCAAGATACACATTATGAAGATTATTTGAATACATATGAAGGCAAACATTTACCTGTAGAACATTGTATTGCTAATACAGATGGCTGGCAGTTAAATGATGAAGTTTATAACGTATTAAAAAATACAAATGCTACATACATACTAAAGCATACCTTTGGTTCAATTGAACTGGTAAACAAAATCAAAGAGTATATTTCTGAGAATAATATTGACCAGAAACAATATTCAATCGAATTAATTGGTTTATGTTTAGATGTTTGTGTCATTTCAAATGCAGTATTAATAAAGACTGCATTCCCAGAAGCAAATGTATCTATTAACCTAGATTGTACAGCAGCAGTTACACCTAAAACATTCAACGCAACGAAAATAGTTATGAAAAGTTTACAGATAGAAGATAAGTATGTATAGAAAATATGATATAGGAACAGTATGGAGTTCAAATAAATATGGCGATTTTGAAATTGTAGATATAGTATCGAAAAATAGATTTAGAGTAAAATTTATTCTTACTGGATTTGAAAAAGATATATCAAGGTCTTGTTTAGCGGCTGGTGAAATAAGAGATCCATATTATCCAATTTATTATGGCGTTGGCTGTTTGGGAAATATAAATATTAAGTCATATAAAAAAGAATTAAATTTATGGAGATTCATGCTTTCGAGATGCTATGACAAAAACAGTGATAATTATTGCCTATATGGAGACAAAGGGATAAAAGTATGCAAAGAATGGTTATGCTTTAAAAATTTTGTAAAAGACATTCCAGAAATAAAAGGATATGACAGAGAAAAATTCCTAGCTGGTGAATTAGAATTGGATAAAGACATGTCATATGTTGGTCATGGTAGTAAAGAATATTCTTTGAATACATGTGAATTTCTTCCATACAGAGTTAATTTTTCAGAAATGTTGGCTAGAAGGAAATTACATACATCGTCAAGATATGTTGGTGTAACGAAATTAAAAGATGGAAAATGGCAAGTTACATTTTGTGGAAAACATAAAAATATCTATGTAGGAAGATTTTCAACAGAAAAAGAAGCACATGAAGCATATGAAAATTTTAAGAAGAATTACAGAGAAGGAGTAGAATATGGATAAGTACATGAGTGTGATAACCAATTTTGGATGCCACTATTCATGTCCATATTGCATTGTAAAGAATAATAATCTTCAGATTCCAAAGAGTACGATTGATGGATTGAACTCTTTGGAAGAGGAGATTAAGAAAAATCAATGTAATTGGGTATCAATATCTGGTGGTGGAGATCCATTATGGAATTTAGAGAATAACATTGAGTGGTATAAAAAGTTTTTTGATATTACATTAAGAAAAGTTAAGACAGAATTACATACAAGTATGCCAAATGTGAAGTCTGCACCATATCCTTACTTTAACAGAGTTGTATATCATTTACACGATTTTGAACAGTTAAAGTCTATTGAGCGTACTGGTTATGAAATCGTAAGAGTCGTATTCGTAGTCACGAAAAGTTTCACAGAGGATTTAATTAACAGAATAGCAGTGTATTGTCATAACTCAGATATTATTGATGAATTGAGTTTTAGACAGATGGTAGATGAACACTATCAAGAAACAGATTATTGTAGAGAATATCTTAGAGAAGGACATCAGAAGTTATGGTGGTATATTGAACAGTGTGATTACAATTTGTACTACTGTGAGAACAAAGTATACACGGAGTATAAAAAGATTGGAGAGAATAATGAAGTATAAGAATTATATCATTAATACTTTTAGGCATTTTAAGAAAGTCTGTACGCATAAACATTGGGTGTTCTACTATTGCTGTAAAATGGGGATTCCATTTCAAGGGTTAATACATGATTTATCTAAATTTTCTCCAACAGAATTTTGGGAGAGTGTTAAGTATTATCAAGGTACTTCAAGTCCAATAGATGCTTGCAAGAAAGAAAATGGTTGGTCAGCAGCTTGGATGCATCATAAGGGAAGAAACAAGCACCATTACGAATATTGGCAGGACAATTTCGATAATGGTGGAAATCCTATTGAAATGCCAATGAAGTATAAAAAAGAAATGCTTTGTGATTATCTTGGAGCAGGTAGAGCATATTATGGTAAATCGTTTAATTTTGAGAAGGAATTAAAATGGTGGAAATCTAAGAAAAGTAAGCCAATTGCAATGCATCCAAATGACGTAGCTTTTATTGATAAGTATATTAATCTGTTTTATGAGTACGAAAACAGAGAATATGATATTAGAACAATATTTAATCAAATCAAGAAAGAAGGAAAATAATATGGAACAGATTATTACAAGTTTATTGGAGACAGATTCCTACAAATTGTCAATGGGGCAGGCTATTTATCATCAGTTTAGTGATTATAAAACTACTTGGAGTTTTAAGTGTCGTAATAAGGATGTTCATTTTACACCAGAAATGGTAGAAGAGATTCGCAGACAGATTAAATTATATTGTGGTTTGAGATTCACAGAAGACGAACTTACTTATATTGATAATATCAAATGGATGAAAGGTTCGTATGTTGATTTTCTGAGATTGTGGCAGCCAAGATATGACGATTTTGAGATTACAACAAATTCAGATTGCGGTCTTTCTATCGAAACATTTGGTACATGGCTTAATACATCTATGTATGAGATCCCTACACTTGCAATCGTAAACGAAGTGTATTTCCGTATGGCATATAACTATGAGGAATTACTTAATAGTTTCAAAAAGAGATTAGATGAAAAGTATGAAAATCTCAGAAGTGGTCATTGGTATGCTGGTACATTTTCTGAATTTGGTCTTAGAAGAAGACTTTCTGCTGAAGCACAGGAGTTAGCTGTTGAGAAGTTTTCACATTTGAATGATACATTACACAGTCCATCTAAATTTGTTGGCACATCTAATGTATATCTCGCAAAGAAATATAATCTCACGCCTGTTGGAACTATGGCTCATGAATGGATTATGTGTTCTGGTCAGGGCAATCACAAGCACAATCCAGCATATTCAAATTGGTATGCCTTAGACGCATGGGTTAGAGAGTATGGCGTATTAAATGGTATTGCGCTCACAGATACAATTACAACTGATTGTTTCTTGAAAGATTTTCAGTTGACATATGCAACATTATTCAGTGGTGTAAGACATGATAGTGGCGATCCGATTGAATGGGGTGAAAAGATGATTAATCATTATGAGTCACTTGGTATCAATCCTAAGACAAAGACACTTCTGTTTAGTGACAGTCTTGATTTTGAAAGAGCTGATAAGTTATTCAGACACTTCCATGATAGAGTAAACGTTGCATTTGGAATTGGTACTTATTTGAGTAATGACACAGATGTTCCTGCTTTAAATATTGTAATGAAAACCACTAAATGTAACGGTATGGATGTTGCAAAAGTGTCTGATGTAGAAGGTAAAGGTATGTGTAAAAACCCTGATTATGTTGATTATCTAAAGAGATGTATTAATTGGAGAATGAATTATGAATAAAATTTTACTTATACCAGGAAGTTTTAATCCAATTACCAACGCCCATGTTGATATGGCATTGACTGCTAAAAAAGCGGTTAATGCCGATGCTATATTGTTTATTCCTGCACATGATACATATGTTGCGAAGAAAAAGACTTTGATACCTGGATATTGTCGAGTATCGCTAATTAATTCAATGCCAAATTGTGATGAAAATAATATGTGGGCATCCGAAGTTGAAACAACCAGCTTCTTTCCACAGAGGACATACAATACTATTACTCAGATAAGAGATATGAATGAAAAAGATTATATCTTCAACGAATACTATATTTGTTTAGGAATGGATAATATTGAAACACTTACAACTTGGTATAATTGGAAACCGTTTGTTGAGGAATATAATTTTGTAGCATGTGTAAGAGAAGGTCAGAATCTTGAGACTGCTTTAAGAGAAGCAAATCTTATGGAATATAAAGATCACTTCACAGAAATTCAGATACCTGAAAATCATACTTCTTCAAGTTTGGTTAGAGATTTATGTGAACAAGGTGAATTTGAAAAGGTAAAAGAATTAGTCCCTAGAAATGTATATGAGTATTTAATTCGGTTCTATGATGTGATGAATCGAATGTAGGAAGGAGAATATATAAATTAGAAAAAGAGTAGCAGAAGACGGAGTTGGAAAGACATATGGGTGTTATAAAGTAAAGGATATTGCAGATAGTAGACTTTCTCCTAGTGGTCAATTTAAAACTTATTACATATGTGAGTGTATAAATTGTGGAAGTATTAGAGAACTTAACGCTTATAAGGTTCAAAACAATAATTATAAATATTGTGAAAATTGTAGACCGAAACAAAAAGGTACAAATACACAAATTGGTCAAAAATTTGGACGATTAACCGTAATAAAAAGACATAAAAATAATATTCAACCAAATGGAACAACAAAAGTTGTATGGGAATGCCTATGTGATTGTGGTAACAAAGTTAATGTTGCAGATACACATTTAAAATCAGGTCATACAACAAGTTGCGGCTGTTATCAAAAGGAAGCTGTAAGAGAATATTTAATAAAAGATATTCAAGGTCAAAAATTTGGGAAATTAACACCATATAAGAAAGCATATTTAAAAAATGGAAGACAATATTGGCATTGTCAATGCGAATGTGGAAATTCTTGTATAGTTAGTTGTACATCTTTGACATCTGGACACAGAAAGTCATGTGGTTGTCTTATATCTGTCGCTGAATATGAACTAGAACAATATTTTAAACAAATTCATATAAATTATAAAGCTCAATATAGATTTGATGATTGCAAAGATGATAGGAGTTTGCCATTCGATTTTGTTATATTCAATAAGAATAATGAAATAATAATGGCAATTGAACTAAACGGTGAACAACATTATCATCCTTTCACTTATTGCGGAGAAAATAAGGATACTAAAATATCCAATTTAAAAGATAGGCAGAAAAAAGATAAAATAAAAAGAGAATATTGTATTAGAAATAATATTCCATTATTGGAAATTCGATATACAAAGTTCTATAAGAAAGAACAAATATTTGATGATTTTTATAAAAGAATCACAGGAGGTCAACATGAGTAAATTTAACGTAGAAAAAATAACAAATGATTGTATTGAGTGGATTAGAAATCTGTTTGAAGAAAAATTTCCAGATAAGAACTGTTGTATTGCTTTATCTGGTGGTAAAGATTCTTCTGTTGTTGCAGCTTTATGTGTTGCTGCTCTAGGATCTGATAGAGTAAAGGCTATTATGCTACCACAGTATGAACAGTCAGATATTGACTGTAGTATTCTATGTGCAAATCATCTTGGAATCGAATACAAAATTATTAATATCGGTTCAACCGTTGATTCTATTATTTCTGAAATGGAATCAAATGGAGTAGTTGTTACAGAACAGGCTAAAGTAAATGTTCCTGCAAGAGTTAGAATGACAGAATTGTATTTCTATGCTCAGTGTAATAATGGCATTCCAAGTTGTAATTGTAATCTTTCCGAGGATTGGGTTGGTTATGCGACCTTCGGAGGTGACGGATTTGGTTCGTTTGCACCATTATCTCAGCTTACAGTAACAGAGGTTAAAGCTATTGGTCGTGAGTTAGGTCTTCCATCTGAATTAGTTGATAAGACACCTACCGATGGTCTTTGCGGAAAGACCGATGAAGATAACCTTGGATTTACTTATGCTGAATTAGATGCATATATCAGAGATGGAATTGAGCCAAATGAGGAAGTAAAAGCTAAGATTGATTCAATGCATGAGAAAAATCTGTTTAAATTACAGCCAATGCCAAGTTTTGTGTATCAGGCGTAAATGAAATACTATATATAGTGTTTATAGAAAATATAGACGCTATATATAGTAATATTTTTACCAAGAAACATAGATTTCATAGGAGGATTGGTATTTTGGAAGTTGCAGAAATGAATATTTCGGTTAGATTATATACAATTTTACACAAACACGGAATTGAAAGTATTGAAGATATGAGTAATTACACATCTGATGACATCATTCATTGGAAAGATATTGGAAGAAGATCATTAGAAGAATTATTAAGCACGATGAAAAGTAATGGCATCAAGTTTAAAGGAGAATAAACCATATGAAGAAATGGCACTTACATATTAATACTCACAAATCTTGGTACAGAGATAAGTTAGCAAATCATTCTGCATATGATATACATTTTCTGCCAAGTATCGAATTATATTATGATTCTATAATGGATTGCATTGATGAGAATCGCAAAGAAAGTCCACAATTATCTATTCAGTGGTTAGTATGGAGTGTAAATATCTGGCTTGATTATGACAAGAAAGGAAAGAGATAGCATGAAGAAGAAAATTTTAGCAGTTGCATTGGGATTAACATTGTGCTTAGGAATGACTGGATGTACAGCACAGTGGGAGAGAAGTGTAACTGATTTTAAGAGTAATATCAATGGTGGTATGCAGAGAACGATTACTGTATATACGGCAGATGGCAAAGAACTTGCAACATATGAAGGTAAAATTGATATTGATACAAATGATGGTGGATATGTTAAGTTTGATTTCAACGGTAAGAGATATATTTATTATAACTGCTTTGTAGAAAGCATTGCGGATATTGATTAAGATTATTCATTATTGTAGGGCTGTTCAATTCAGATTGACAACGGCATAAATGTGGATACTAGTTGGTGATTTATGTGTCAGTGGGGCTGTACTAGGTTCGAACCCTTTATATGGTGTAAGTGGGCATAACATAATGAATTAAGTTGAAAATTTTGATAATTGAAAATAAAAAGGTAATCCTAAAAGTCATTGACAATAGGATAGAGGTTATGGTTCTTAGTCATCTGGCTTAAAGATAAGGCAGTAAACGGTTTGGTAAAAGCCGAAGAATCCGAAGTTTCTTTGGATGATAAGAAAGAGAGGTAAGATATGTATATTTGTTTAACAGTATTAATTGGATTATTAGGACTTTGTGTTGGAGCAATGATTGGACTTGGAATTGATTTTAAAATTAACCATACTTACATACTTGAAATGAACAATATTACTAAAGATTATTTAGAAAAAATGATTGATTTACAAAAAGGATATTTCAATACAATTGCGACAGATTTAGCAAAAGCAGTAGATGACATTAACAAAGTATATGAGAAGCCAATTTGGAGAAAAACAGAGGAAGAATTACCACCATGTTCAGGATTGTATTATGGCAAAATTAAAGGTAATCCACATGGAGAAAATGCTATGTGGAAAGTAGTATATAACGACAATGAATGGAGCTTATCTGGCTATCCTGATAACAAAGTAGAAATTAGCGAATGGACAGAGATCTATTAAGAGAATAAGAATATTGAAAGGAGCGAGAGATTTGCTGCAGCATTAAATCTGGATTTGCTCTGAGTAAGAAATGTTAGAGATTAACAAAATATACAACGAAGATTGCCTTGAAGGTATGAAAAAGATTGATGATAAATCAGTCGATTTCATTTTCACGGATCTTCCGTTTTCAACAACACAGAATTCATGGGATGTGTTAATTCCATTCGAGCCATTATGGGAACAATACGAGAGAATCATCAAAGATAATGGTTGTATTGCATTATGGGCACAGTCACCATTTGATAAGAGACTTGCTTGTAGTAATGAAAAATTGTATCGCTACGAATGGATTATCGAAAAGACCAAAGCAACTGGTCATCTAAACGCTAAGAAAATGCCTATGAAGGCACATGAAAATGTCTTGATTTTCTATAAGAAACTCCCTACTTACAATCCACAAATGACAGAAGGGCATACACCTGTTCATTCTTATACAAAACATACAACAGATGGTAACTGTTATGGTGCTACAAAGACTGGCATTTCAGGCGGTGGCAGTACACAAAGATATCCAAGAGATGTTCTACAGTTCAAGTGGGATACTCAGAAAAGTAGCTTACATCAGTGCCAAAAGCCTATTGAAGCATGTGAGTATTTTATTAAGACTTACACAAATCCAGGAGATTTAGTTCTTGATTCATGTGCAGGAAGTTGTACAACTGCAGTTGCAGCTTTGAATACGGGTAGAAATTACATATGTTTTGAAAAGGATAAGGATATTTTTGAGGTTGGAAGTAAGAGAGTAGCTGAATATGCTAATCAGGATTTATTGATAAGTGCAACTTAATTAAGAGAATAAGAACAATGAAAGGAGACGAGGTTCGTGTACACAAGAAGGAATTCCTTACTCCAAGTAATTAAATGGTATATCAAGGAAGTAAAAACAGATTGGCAAAATTTTTAGTGCCGATTATTCAGAAGTATATTGATGATAATAATAT